ACCAACGGTGTATTTAAGGTAGAGATTAGCGGCGCCGTCGGAGGTGCAAAAGTTATCAGCTTCAACTTTGATGATAATAGCGACCTGTTTGCCCGCAAACGCTTTAACACCAACCCACAATTAACTAGCACCCAAGGGGCATTCTATGCTTCTGCTTCACATGAAGACTATTGGCTTGGTGAAACATTCGAGCAAGAACTTCGCGAAAGAAGTCTCACCGGCGGCTCACAACTCTTTGGAATTGTTGTTGGACTCGGTTCAGGATCTACAGCCGGCGGCTCATACGCAGCCTCTGATCGCGCGCTAGGTCCCGATCGTATGCTTGATATTCCTTCTCAAGAGGCAGTCGCAGGATGGTTTGTTGGTCAGGATCTGGGCGCCTACGCATCGTTTTCTGCCCCAAGTGCTCAAAAGTTGTTCCGTCTTATTGGACGAGGGCACGGTGAATGGTTGCAGAAGAACATCAAGGTTTCAATAGAGAAGATTCGTCAGTCATCTAATTCGACTTCAGAATACGGAACCTTCTCGCTTGTCTTGCGCTCTCTTCTAGATACTGATAATGCAGTTGTGATTATTGAGCGGTTTGACAACCTTACTTTAGACCCCACTTCTCCGAACTATATCGCGCGCAAGATTGGTACCCAATATCAAAAATGGAATGCTACAACTCGACGTCTTAGTACTATTGGAGATTACCCAAATCTTTCCAAGTTCATCCGCGTAGAAATGGATTCAGCCATCGACGGCGGCGCATCAGGCCTCGAAGCTCTATTGCCGTTCGGTTACTTTGGTCCCCCTAAATTCCGCGATGTTGCTGCGCTAAACGCCCACAGCGCTTCAGCAGCCACATCAATAGCAACCTCCATCATAGGTGTCGGAGCCAACACTCCGGGCGCCACTCGCCCCAACCTGACGTTGGCTATTAGCTCGTCATATCCCGATTCTGCTTGTCTCTCGTGCTCGTTTAACTTCCCAGAAGTTCGCATGCGCAACCAAGCAACTGACGGTGGTCTTTCTGACCCAACTAACGCCTACTTCGGCATGGAAGTAACTCGAACAGCCACAAGCACTACTCCCGATAAGAGTGTTGCAGACCCACACCGCCTATGGTACTCCTCGTTGGGTACTGCGGCTGGGGTCCCTGTTGATACAACCGCAGCATCTTATAATGCTTCTACTTCTGTTATCGAAGGGTATGCATATGTCTTTACAATGGACAATGTGAGCGCATCGCAGAATAGTGTATACACTTATTCCTCTGGTTCTCGCAAGACTGGATTAAGTTCCACTGCTCGCGGCACCAACACATACCAAACACTCCTGAATGCAGGATATGATCGCTTCACTGCACCTTTCTGGGGCGGCTTTGACGGGTTTGAAATTACGAAGCCCGATCCGCTCTACAATAAGGGTATTACTGATATCAGCACTCCCACAGAAGACAACTCTTACGCTTATCACACATTTAAGCGCGCAATTGACACTGTGGCTGATCCAGAATACATCAATATGAACCTACTCTCTGTTCCAGGACTGACTGTAGACGCACTAACCGGTCACGCAATCAATGTTTGCGAAGAACGCGCTGACTCTCTGGCTGTTATTGATCTAGCTAGTGTTTACTTGCCAAGTCACGAACAGTACGCGTCTGATGTCTCTAGCCGAGTTGGAACAACTCCATCACAGGCTGCAAACAACCTTCGCGCTCGAAGAATAGACTCCAGCTACGGCTGCACCTTCTACCCATGGGTACAGACCAGAGATGCGGCCACCGGTCAACTCGTGTGGATCCCGCCATCTGTCGCTATGTTGGGTGTTCTCGCGAGTTCCGAAAAGTCTTCGCATCTTTGGTACGCTCCAGCCGGCTTCAACCGCGGTGGACTCACTGACGGCGCCGCAGGCATCCCGATTATGAATGTGACTGAACGATTGGTGTCGAAAGACCGAGATCTTCTTTATGAAGCTTCTATTAATCCAATTGCTTCCTTCCCATCCACCGGCATTGTGGTCTTTGGACAGAAAACGCTCCAAGAGCGTCAATCTGCGCTTGACCGCATCAATGTGCGGAGACTGGTTATCTACTTGAAAAAGCAGATTTCAGTTCTATCTACCCAAGTGTTGTTTGACCAGAACGTCCAATCTACATGGAACCGCTTCAAATCACTTATCGAACCCTTCTTGGCAAATGTTAAGGTCCAATATGGTATCACAGACTACAAGTTGATTCTTGATGAGTCAACCACGACTCCTGACCTTATTGATCAGAACATCATGTATGCCAAGATTATGATTAAACCCGCTCGCGCAATCGAGTATATCGCGATTGATTTCGTGATCGCATCTTCGGGTGCATCTTTTGAAGACTAAAAAAGATAACAGCACTATTTACAATTATAAGGAGTAACACAGTATGGCATTCTGGTCCAACAATTTCGCCGAGGGTTCACTATTGGAACCCAAAAGAGCATTTAGGTTTAAGGTCGAATTTACCGGTCTAGATTCTTCCAAGAACGGAGGCACTACCATCGCGTGGTACGCAAAGACGGCTACAAAGCCCTCTTTCGCAATTAGTGCGGCTGAACACAAGTATCTTAACCATACTTTCTACTACCCCGGATCTGTTACTTGGAACGATGTTTCGATTACGCTGGTAGATCCCACCAAGCCAGATATGGCCGGCACGCTAGCGTCCATTGTAGAGGCGGCAGGATATTCTCCACCCGCTAACGCCAATGACTTGACTTCAATGTCGAAATCCGGAGCAGCAAATGCTCTTGGTAGCGTGATTGTTACTCAAGTCGACGCCGATGGTAACGAATTAGAAAAATGGACTCTGTGGAATGCGTTTATCACAGAGCTTAAGTTTGGCGACCTTACATATGGAGAAGATGCTTTGACGGAGCTTAGTGTCACTCTTAAATATGACTGGGCGCGCCTTGAGGTTACTGGAGAAGGCTCAATCGCAGCAGTGGCCTCCCAACAAAAAGAAGTATTCAACGTTTAATAACCAAAAGAGAGGTGTTATTTGTCAAGAAATCAAGATAGGCTCGGAGGCGGATCCCCGCAAAACTCCTCGCCTCCAGACCAGCTTGCGCACCAGCAAGCAGAATCCTTTTCGTTTGTAGTTCCCACAGAATTCGTGGAACTCCCGTCGAAAGGGGTCTATTACCCAGAAGGTCATCCTTTGTATAACCAGGAGACCATTGAAATTAAGCATATGACAGCTAAAGAGGAAGATATGCTTACTTCCAGAGCACTACTCAAGAAGGGGCTTGCTCTCGAACGCTTACTAGCTAGTATTGTTGTAGACAAACGCATCAATCCCAATTCTTTGTTAGTTGGTGATAGAAATGCCGTCTTAATAGCTGCTCGCATTTCCGGATATGGAAGTGAATATGCAACAAAAGTAAACTGTCCCCAGTGTAACACGGCCGTCGAACACACCTTCTACTTACACGAGCTTCAGACAAAAAAGACAGAGAATGCCGCTACAATAGGTGCTACTTCTAATGGTGACGGCACCTTTGACACCGTACTCCCTCGATTGGGGGTCCAGGTCACTTTTAGGCTTCTAAGTGGCGCGGATGAGAAAAGTTTCTTGTCGCAAATCGAAACGGCTCGCAAACGAAATCGGTCCGAGAATACAATCACCACACAGTTGCGCCAAATGATAACCGCAGTCAACGGAGAAGAAGACGCTGGTATGATCACAGAGCTTGTACAAAACATGCCCTCAATGGATTCGCGTCACCTGCGGCTAGCATATAGGCTTTCGACGCCAGATATCGATATGACACAGCACTTTAGTTGTAATGAATGTGATTGTGAACAAGATATGGAGGTGCCGCTCACCGCGGACTTTTTTTGGCCTGACCGCTGATTACATGAAAAATGTATATGAGCAATTCTTCTTTTTGAAATATTCAGGAGGTTGGTCATTCAGTGAAGCCTATAATTTACCTGTTGGGTTGCGTAAGTGGTTCGTCGATCGCCTGATAAAACAACTTCAGACTGAAAACGAAGCGATAGAGAGTGCCTCGAGAGGAGGAAATGGTTCACAAACCCTTACTCCTTATAATAATCCCATGGGTCCACCGAGTTCAAACAAGAAATAAGACAAAGCAATTGCTTTGTCTTTTTTTTACTCTACTATTTATTTTATATAAGGACTTGGCTTGTTTTAATTGATAAGCCTTGAAAATTAATAAAATGGCACTGACACCCGAAGAAATAATCACCGCCTTTGGCGAAATGACCGATGCGCAAAAAAAGGCGCTTAAGAGTGCCATAGGGGCAGAGTCGAGTGTACCTTCGGGAAAGAAGCTTGATGAACAAATCGCCAAGCTCGCACAATATAAGAAAGCTCTAGATCAAATTAAAGATATTGAGGAAATGAGAGCCCAACAGGCAGACGTGCAAGTCCAGTTGCTTGAACTTATACGCAAAAAAACGGCCGATCACCGCGATGCGTTGCTTGCGGCGATGGAACAGGGCGGAAAGTATGACGAAGAAGAAGTTAAAGCCCTCACAGACAAGCTGAATCTAATTCAGCAGTATATTGACGAAACTAAAGAACTAGAGTCGATTCGCTCTTCAATAAACGAACAATTAGACAAAGGAATCGGCTTATCAGATAAACTAACAAAATCCACTAGAGAATGGGGCGTAGCCATAGCGGACGGTAAAGCCGGACTGCTGGGGGTTCACAAAGCTTTAAGTTTTGGCATGAAACAGGCCGACGGTTTCTTTGGTAAAATGCTCACCGGCGCCAAAGACATGATTTTTGGAGTAGATCAGGCAACTAAAGCCTTCCAGCGCCAATTCCAATTTAGCGAAAAATACAACGCCATGCTTATTCAACAATATAAGAATATGAACGAGTATGGGGTTTCAATAGAAAATGTTACCGCAGCCCACTCTTCTCTAGTGCAGATCACGACTGATTTTACAATGATGGCCCGGGCACAACAGAACCTACTTAGTTCGACCGCCGCGCTCGCTGGAGAACAGGGCGTTGCTTTTGATGACTTTGCTCGCGGAGCCCAAGCGTCGATGAAGTTCTTTGGCGAGAGCGCCGCCGGCGCAGAACGCGTCTCAAGAGAATTGCTATCGACAGCTAAAGCTCTCGGGGTGGCCCCTGGGCAACTTTCTGCCCAATTCGGCGCCATGGCCGGCCAGTTTGCCAAATTTGGGGATCAAGGAGTAAGAGCATTTAAGGATGTAGCGCGCATCGCCAAGCTTACTGGCTTTGAGATGGAAAAAGTGTTGGCTCTCACGAATAAATTTGACACGTTTGAAGATGCAGCAGAGATGACAGGCAAGCTTAATGCTGCATTAGGTGGAAACTTTGTAAATGCCATGGACATGATGATGGCCACCGATCCTGCCGAACGTTTTGAGATGATCAGAGAGTCATTAGAGAACGCAGGTCTCTCCTTCGATGATATGTCATATTATCAAAGGAAGTTCTATGCAGACTCTTTGGGGTTGAGCGATGTTGGCGATTTGGCGCTGATGATGTCCGGAAATATGGATATGCTGGGAGACTCTTCTAATCGAACCGCTGAAGATTACGTTGAGATGCAAGAGAGAGCCCAAGCATCCATGAGTGTCATGGAGGCGTTTAAAGCAATTATTCAAGACAACGCCGAAGGCTTGGTCGGATTCGCTGAGACTCTTAGTAAAATCACCAAATATTTCCTTCAAAATGGACACATAGTACAATCTGCTATAAAAGCATATGCAGCCTTCAAGCTAATCATGATTGGGCTGAACGTGGCGCGAGGCATCCAACTAGCTAAAAAAACCGCAATTGCGGCGCAGACTGCCATAGAGATGGGCCAAAACACAGCACTAATCGCTCAAAACACAGCAATAATGGCTCAGATGTCAGGCCAAACCGCGCTGACCGCGGCACAGATAACCGCTGCTACAGGCTTGATAGCAGCCGAAGCTGCCCTTACTGTCGAGAAAACGGCTCTTGCCACTGCACAGGCAGCCCTCGCTGCGTCAACCGTCCCGGCAACTGGTGGAATGATGGCGTTTGGTACAGCATTGCTATATGCCGGCGCTGGTATCGCACTCATTCTTGGCAGTGCTGCCCTTTTTGCGGCGGCGTTGGGCTTGGCAGGCGACGGTATAGCCAAGATATTCGATTCAATATCCTTCCCGAAGATGGCTGGGCTAGCCGTCTTCTTCGGGGTTCTCGCTATAGCGGCCTACTACCTTCCAATAACAGCCGGCGCCCTAGGCTTGTTTGCTGCTGGTCTGATCGCGGTCGGACTGGCTCTCGCATGGATAGCCACCAGAGATCTCGAGGCAATTGCTACTTTCACCGAAAGCCTAGCTAGCACATCGATAGGCGAAATAAACGCACTAACGAGAGCAATTAAGGGCGTTGCTAAAGCAATGGATGATGTCCCAACCAAAAAGGCATTAGCACTCACTATGACAATGCAGAGTACAGCGGTAGCAGCTACTGCCGCACGTGCCCTGGTTTCAGCCGGCGGCTTACCCGCCGCTGCGACTTCAAGAGCGGCCGGCACCGGTGCCGCAGGATCTATGGAACACACAGTGAACATCGTATTTGATCCAGAAAACAAAGGGATGTTTAAGAAAGAAGTGGTTAAGTTGACCCGCGAAGACCGCGGCATATCCTCTCGAGCAGCTGCAAATGGACAGGGCCAACCGCTCCCACAATAACCTCCTCATGATAGATGATAAAAGGAAATAAATAAATGGCATTTTTTAAAGACAGTCAAGCCACCGCCTTCGATGTAGGTCGCGCAGACAAAGAAGAGATCCTTGGTGAAGATAACTACTATTCGGTTGATGTCACAAGGGCGGCCGATGAAATAACAGGCGACAAAAGAGCCGGCGCAAAGCTACAAACCTATTATGTCGATGGTACCGATTCTCTTGCCAATCGAGGACTCACAATCAACTTGGTTCATGTACCTACAGGTACTGGCGTCAGATTTAAGGCATTTTTGATGGCTTTTAACGAATCCTACAATAGTGATTGGAGTAGTGAGTCAGTTTATGGTCGCGCCGATCCAATTCACATGTTTAAACAGACATCTCGTAATATCTCATTAGCCTGGAAAATTGTTGCAGCCACAGAGGGTGAAGCAATCGAAAATCTAGTCAGATTGCAAAGATTTCTCCAGATGCTTTATCCTACGTATACAGAAAAAAACAGCGCTCAAACAATCAATCAATCACCGCTTATTCGCCTTCAAATGTCGAACATGATTCGAAAAGCTGCTGTGCCCAAAAACCTTACCGAGTTACGCCAACACGCAACTACCGCCGCCCTCCCCACCGGTCTTCTCGGCATCATTAAGAATGTGAGTGTTACTCATAATATGGAGAACCCAGAGGTGGGGGCGTTTGAATTAGGCACCCCCGGCAAAACCGGTTTTGCCGGTGGCCACACCACCAATAACATCGTCCCTAAAGCTATCGAGGTACAAATGGACTTTTCGGTTGTTCACGAACACATGCTGGGTTGGACAAAAGAGGGCGACAGTTGGACATTTGGTGGGGGTGCAGTAGGCGCCAATAGTGACGCGGCCGCTTTCCCTTATTATGTAAAAGCCCAAGAAGATGCGGACCGCCTGTCTCCCCAACAACGCGCCTTGGCAAATCAAGTATGGATGAGACAAACCCGCATCGATGTTGATCGTGATGCCCTCAAGGCATCAGAAGCAGCCCGGCAAACCGCCGAAGCCAAGGCCGGCGCCATGGCGGGCGGGTTCAGGGACTATAACCTCGAAGACCACACCGCGGCGATGGATGCCCTAACCACGCAAACCGAAGCGCACAACAGCCTGGTCGCAGAACTTCTCGGGGAATAGGACCTAAAAAATGCCAAGATATAAATTTACACCAATTATAAACAACAACATCGAATTCTACGAGTTTTTAAGAAAGAACCGCCAGGTTAAAACAAATATAGTGCATTATGGAACACCTGTTATGCATAACCCATCCGCCGCAGAGCGCGCAACTATTAAAACTGCCCAGCACATGTGGACATTTGGGGACAGATTCTATAAGCTAGCCGCCCAATACTACGGACAGCCCGAATATTGGTGGGTAATTGCTTGGTATAATGGCTATCCTACAGAGGTGACCGTTCGGAAGGGGCATATGCTCGCTATCCCATTAGATCTTGAGGAAGCATTAGTGATCTTGAGGGCTTATTAGAGATGCCTACTGATTACGAGCAAGCAGCCGCTGCAGCTGCCCGCGGCGGCGCCGAGGGGCAGCAAACGTATACTGACGCCCAACGCGACATAGTAGAGGAGATTATCTCTACGGACGACTTCGCGTCCAGTGGTCGCTCGAGCCAGATAGATGCCGCCAAAGCGGAGGACTGGTACAACACGGTTTATGCCTCGTCCAACGGAGGCACACCGCGCGCGCCGAGTTTCGGATACGGCGTCTTGGCAGCGTCCGCCGATCGGGCAGCCTTCCTGGTAAACTATCGATACAAGATTATGACCGGTGAGATCGCCCCGGAAGAAGCCTATACCGCCATCGGGGGCGTCCGGTCCACCGAACTCAAAGCTGCATTCGCTAGCGGCGGCGACAGCACTCAATGGGCAACGGATCTCGCCGCTTCTGGCGAGACACTGATGGCGCAATACTCCGCAGCCGGCGTCGAACTCCAAGAGTGTCTGCAGAACGCAACTGCCGCTAAAAGCGACCTTCCGACAAAGATACTTGACCTCGACAGCCTCCTCACCGCCAAACTTGGGACAAATTTTCAATCCACTTACTCCGCGGACAACTTTCCGCCCGGGAGCCGCCCACGGTACACAACATCTGAATTGCCCATCGCTGAAGGGGATGTTTTGTACCAATGGAAGCCCGCGACGTACCCCTCTGCCAACACACCAACCGTTGGGGACCTCAATACCGCCACAAATCAGCTACATGGGCAATATGTGGACCTCTCCGAAGATGACCGGTCCAAGATCCCATGGCCAAACTATCCAGTAGTAACTGTCACCGGTGACGCCCGCGGGCCACTAAATCTAGCTCTAGAATATTTCGGAAGTCACGATAGGCGCTCAAAGCCCACGAAGCGCACCGGCACATGGCCAACATCAGGCGACCCGCCGGCTGATGCCGTAACTTACGGATACCCAGCTGGCTGGGCAACCGTTTTGGCAAGTATAATGTCCGCACTCACGCGGTCCTGGGACTTTCTAAAAAACTCTCCTACATATGAGGAATACGAAGCAGGTACCCTTCCGGAAAGGTACCAACAGAACTTGATGGATTTGTCGCTGCTTTTATCCCCAGGCGCCTCCACCCAGATCAGAACGCTCGCGTCGAATTCCGACACGGACATCGAGGCCGCAGCCAATGCGCGAGGACTTTCGCTCTCTACTAAAAGACTGATCGATCGATCCCTCGGTACAGCAATCAGTCAGTTTGAGGCGATCGATGCATCATTCGCCGCGGACCTTCAGCGGATCAAAACCGGTATCACCGAGATCTTCAACGTGCTTGAAGCGAGCGTCAAGTGCCAATTGGAAGCCATCGTAAAGAATGCGGCAAATGATCAAACTATGCGCGGCCTCCTCGCATCGCCGCGCATCACCGCCCCTGCCGGCGCCCGCGCGCGGATCTCTGCGCAAGCGATCATAGCTACAGTCGACCGGCTCGTAGAAGACTTTACCGGTGAGAATGCAGCGCAAGATGCTGCCATAGTGGAAGACATAGCAGATAACAGAAATATTTTGTTTAAAGAACAGTGCTTTCTTTTGAATTATATCGATATCTTTCTCAAACAAAAGAAGGATTACGATTCTTTTGTTCCCCCACGAGCCGGCGGAAAGCGGCTTCCTTATGCTCAAGCGCTCGGCTTTCCCGAGGCCACCTACACCCCTGTCGACCACATGAAGAAAGAGAACAATGCTTGTCTTTTGGTCGAAGGTGATCCTTATGGGTTTTTAAATAAAATGACCCTTAATCCTCACCTTAAAGAGCTTATCAATATCGACAACCACTATTTGTCTCTCTTACAGCCTTCAATAAGGCTCTTTAAGGTGGTTTATGACGACACCGGCGGAGATGATGATTACCAAGTGGAGATGAAGTTTGATTCGCATTTTTCTGGTACCGATTTAGCTAATTTTACCGAACCAGCCTCATCCCGCGGCAGTGGCGGTTCCCGCGGCGCCGGCGTGGGAATTAAGAGTTTTAACTTTTCTTATGAAGGGAGCAACCCGTTTGCTATTAAAAAGAGCATTAAAGCAAACCTTAAGATCCACGCCTCCACCTTCAGAGAGCTTATGCAAGATCGTCTCGGTACCGCAAAGCGCCTAGATGATAGCCTCACCCGCGCCGCTGTACGATTTAAATATGCGGACTTGGCTCTCAAAACTGGACGTTCAGAAGGGTTTGACCCGGCTGCCGGCGACGGTTCTCCCCCTTGCATTGATCTCCGGCGCCAAAACGAAAACCTTGCAGATTTAAACTTTAGATTGAGAGCCGAGGTGGGCTGGGCTGCAATTCCCGGTACCGCCGCACAGTTGCCACCAGCGCTGATAAAAGCCATACAATCAAGTTATGTTACGCTCAATCTTACTCCGACAGTGCATAATTTTGATTTCGATGAAACCGGACAAGTGGTGATGAACATCAATTATTTGGCGTATATAGAAGAGTTTTTTGATAATAAAAATTTCAATATCTTTGCCGGCGCAAAAACGGCCACCGGGGCGGAAGTCCCGGTGACGATTGAAAGGATCAAGAGGGCCATAGTACTTGAAGACATAGCGAAGAAATGCGGGCAAACCGAAGACGGCACCAACACCGCCGCAGAAGTAAAAGAAGATTTTAAAGCAAGAGTGGTGAAATATTCATCCCAAGCCCTTCAGCACCTCGTGAGTGGACTTATTGCTCGCAATGAAATCAACTTTATTATGATAGAGAAGACTAAATTGAGGGAATATATAGCCAATAATAGTCCCAACGCGACCGATGCAGTCCAGGCGGCAGTGGCCCGAACCGGAACAGCCGTCGACCCATCGGAGTTAACCACCCGGATCCAGGCTGCACTCGCGGCATATGAAGCCCAAGCCACCGCTGATGATGCCGCGGACGCTCCCGCAAAAGACGCAGTTGCTGCAGCTTTGATAGCTGGTGATGGCGAAACTGTTACTATATCTTATTTTTATTTGAGCCAGCTGGTTGATTTAATTTTAGAGAATATAGGCGCCGAATTAGAAGAATTGTCAACTGGACCGGATAAGCTTACCATCAACACCAACGCGAAAACACTACGGCTCCCCGCAGATCCCACCGACCCATACACGGTCCCAATGGAAGGTTTGAGAGAGGCCGAGCAACAATTTAAAAATGCAGCCAAAAATTTTAAAAGATTGAGAGTTGTTTTGGGCCCAGTTGAATTTGTAAATCACCCCTCTAATCGCGCGCGCGCATTGACAAATGCAACCCTTGGCGACATCCCAATTTCGGTGAAATATTTTGTCGAATATATGACCGAGAAGATGCTCAAAAAAGAAGAAGTATTTTACTCGCTCACTAAATTTTTGAACGATCTTATGAATGAATTTGTTCGAGATTTCTTGAATAGCAGAGAATGTTTCAGAAACATGAAAACAAAAATCCGAGCCCAGCAGGCATCTTTGACTAGTTGGTCCCCCAACAAAAAGCATGACCCTCTTTCAATTAAAATTGCAGATAAGGGTACTCGAAATTCGATTCTGATGAGGGGCAGGGGTAGCGACACCGCTCGCGGAGATGACCAGATCCAGTATCAAATGGACCACACCCTGCGGCATAGAGCAAATATTAACGAGTTAGGAACAGCGCAATCTCCAGTTTTATATTTATCGGGACCTCCCGGCGCCAGAAAAGCGATAGACCCAGATCATGAGTTTAATTATTTTGTTTATTTTGCAGGACAAGTACAACCAATCGAAAAGATGAGAGGGAGAAGGAAGGACACTCTCAACACCGCCGGTGGTATCACAGAGGTGGGCGATGAGTCTCGGGGAATCTTTCATTATTTATTAGGGCGCGACAAGGGGTTGATCAAGACCATCTCTCTTTCTAAAACGCAGACAAGGGGGTTGGCAGAGGTTCGTTTTGAGCAAGATGGTTATGATGGGTTGCGCCAACTCAGAGTGGTTTACGATGTTGAGATTGAGAGTTTCGCTAATATTAATACCTATCCGGGCACTTATATCTACGTCGATCCGGCGGGGTTTGATCCGGGGTACAATGTTGATAAGATTGCAATGACCGAACTGGGTATCGGCGGCTATTATATGATTATTAGATCCGAACATGAATTTTCAGCCGGTAAAGCAAATACAAAGATTACAGCCAAGTGGGTCAACCAGATCGAAGCAGCCGCGGCAGAATCAGCATGTCAGTCTCTACGTGATTCTAATACCGGCACTAATGATTTGCTAAATACTCTCTGCGAGAGCTATGCCACGGAGCGCGAACAAGCGGCCGATGTCGTTGAGCCGGAGGATAGGTTGTTCGACCTTAGATGGGATGGGTTGACGCCGTGGTAGGAGAGAGACATGTCTAAATATTTTGCACCAAACAACAAAGAGTCGGCTAAAGACCTTTTTCAAAAAAGATTGTATTACTGGGCGTACGCCACCGACAAATCGCCACAAAACGTAATTAACTTTAGTTACGGAGAAAAGGCTCTCTATGGGCGAGTGGGCAGATCTATGCAGCCGATTGTCTTGAAAGAAGGCACACTTAAGTTTCTGAAAAACCCCTTCCGCCCAGAAGAGACCTCTAGGGCCCTTAATTTTGTGGCAGACATTTTTAACGACATGTCTCGACAGTTTGAGAAAAAAGCAGTTATGTCGCAAATCGCAACGAACGATCCGTATTTAAGCAAATTAGTCGTATATAAATCCTACATCTCACCTAGAAAGCTATATTCGGACCACCAAGAGGAATATATAGCCCAGATTGCCAAGCTTTTTAAATCTCAAAAAATGTACTTTTCAAATTTTGAGGAATTTCTTGATTTATTGACACCAGTTTTACAATATACTTGCAAGACAACCAGATTTACATATCCCGGGTTTGTTAAAAGCACGGATTGTTCCATCATGTCAACCGGTCTTGCTATCGAGATAGCCGATTTGAAGTATAACAATGACGAAGAGAAAGCAAAACAATTTCTTCAAAGCAAGAATTGGGATTTTTATGTTAGCACTTGCAATTCGTATGGTTTTATGGTAGACTTGAATATACCTTGGAGAATTGTGGCAGATTTGGAATCAGACTCTATGAAAGAAATTGCAGAAAGATATGGTTATTATGGGACAGACTCCCTTTTCAGGAAAGCGTACAATAACCCGAATTTTTTAGATATCAGAAAGTTTACTGATATGCTATTAGCTCTATATAGTGCATGTAAGTTTCCTTTTTATGATGAGCTTGAGAATTGCGGCAATGGTAAAATTCATGTAAAAAAGATTTATCCAAAGCACTATCGCAGCGCACGCGAACTAACAAGAACGTTCAGTGGAAAGAAAATATTTCAGTTTTATACATACTTACGACTTTTTGAAGAAAAACCAGAACTCACACAGCCCGAGATGGACGAAATAGCCGCAGAAGTGGTGTCACTCGTTGAGGCAGGCGGCGGAATGGCGGTCCTGACAGTCTATTTGGAAGGAATTATAAATAAAGAGTTTGACAAAGTTGGATCAGTCAGTTATATTAAAAGAGCTAATGAACTTCGCGAAGAGATGGAAATTATGAGAACAGAAAACCCCACAAATCCTTCAAACTATCGCTATGCAGACATAGCAGCCAAGGAAAAATCAGAACAGGGAGGGACTCTCATTCCTGAAGATCTTCTTCCCGAAGACGAACAAGACATTTTGGTTTAAAATGTACTTTCAATCGATTGATGATAAATCCGAATGTATTGGGGTGTATGTGGACGGGCAACTACATTTTGACAATTTTCCGGCTGATTTGACCCACACTTGGCGTTACACAGGCTCGGCTGTT